TTGGCCTCCGACCCGGCATGCCGCAGTTCCGGCGGGTACTCCTCGACCGTGTGCACCTCCACCTCGGAGGGGGCGGGTTCAGCCTGCTCTAGCTCGAACGGGAGTTCGAGTACTGGGGCGGGCTCCCGCTCCACTCGGCCAAGACCAGCGGCACGGCGTATCGTTTCGATCAGTCCCATCGTCACCCTCCAAGTAATTGAGTGCTCTGCGAAGTGTGTCTGGACAGTCACCCAGCTGCCCGACGGCCGAGTTACACATGCGACAAATTGCTCCCCGCACGGCCCCCGTGTGGTGGTCGTGGTCGCAAACGAGGGGACGCCTCTTGAGGCAGATAGGGCACGCGCCTTTGCAGCGACGAATCATCTCGTCAAACTGCTCCGCGGTTATGCCGTATCGAAACCTAAGATTGCGGCATCGCCTCACTTCCGGCGGTGGCGGGCGGCGGGCCATTCGGTGGCGGTTCCCCCGCCGCGCCAGCAGGCCCAGCTGGAGGAGGCATGGGCGGCGGCGGCGGCGGGGGAACTAGGAAGGGCGTGGCATCGAGGTCGAGCGAGTCGGCCCACGACGAGATGAGTGCGTTGAACGGATCGACAACTCCCATCGGGATCAGACCCTGCAACACAGGGCCGAGCGTCTGGAGGGCCATCTGCATCTGATCGATGCGAGTCAACTTGTTCGGCTTCTTCGCGGAGCCGCTCTCGATCCGGTAGTCGAACTCGCGAGCGATGGAGCCCGCGGGGTCGCCCGACGCAGAAGAGAGGTGCATGCCCCACGCCTCAGCACCGAGAGGGCCGAGCACCGGGGCCACGTCCTTGGGTTGCAGCAGCCAGCGTGCAGCCATGGCTTCCTTGCGTGCGATGGCACTCATCCAATCCTCGACCACTGCGGCCATGTCGTCGGGGCGGATCGACATGTTCTCCTGCTTCACGCTCGCTTCGCTGGCACTGCGCATCTGGGCCCGCGTTTGGCCGTAGGCGAGTTCGGTCAGGCCGACACGCTTGTCGAACATCTCGGTGACGGCAGCGATGATCTCCCACACGTCGCGGTTCACCTGCGGCATGTTGAACACGCTTACGATTTCGTTGACGCTCTTCCCGAGTGCTTCAGAAATCTCCAACACCTTGAACCCCTGCTCGCTGGGTGCAAGCAACTGATCCTTGAGGTCTTGGTCTGCGGCCTTGCTCACGCCCACGATGGTTTCGCAGCTGACGCCGATGCGGGTGGCGAGGAACGAAAGGGCGAAGTTGATGAAGCGGAGTTCGCCGATGCCCGGCTTGATGTGGCTGATAGGCCACAGGCTGTTGGGCTTCGGGTGGAAGGCGAGCATCTCGAACGGCCAGCCGTTCGTGTCTGCCCAGTAGGGGATCGGCCACGAGGTCTTCACTCGCAGCGACTGCGGCAGGCCGTCCTCGTCCAGCTGCTCCTTCAGTGCTTCCGGTGGGACGTTCAAGGGATATTCGACTCCCTCGGCGACGACGATGTAGGCGTAGTCACCGAGCGGATCGAAGATGCCGCGGTCTTCCTTCTTTGAATCCTTGAGCCGGTCGCCGAATCCCGTCTTCGACCAAATCTTGTAAAACGTGCAGAGGTCGTTGGTCTTGCCCGTCCGCTTCTTGAACCCCTGCTGGTAGCGGTCGTCGTGCTGACGAGTCGCTGAGTCATAGCTCTCAAGGTTCGGCTTCAGGTCTTCACGCGACAGGCCGTACATGCGAGCCACCTGCTCGATGGGCAGCACGCAGCGGCGGGCGCACCATGTGATCTCATCGATCACCTGAGCGTCGGGGTCGAGCAGCAGGTTGTCGATGGAGTCCATGAACGAACCGACCACGAGCGTCGGCTCTGCGGGCGGGACGTTCGGCTGCTCAAGCGCCTCAGTCCACAACACCCCGGCACCCTTGATGATCGCCTCGTCAATCGCCTTGCGGGAGTGGGCCTTGAGGTTGTTCTCGACGGGCGTCCAGTTGAGGTACGCCTCCAGCAGCTGCCCCTGCATCTGCTTCTTCTGCTCCGCAAGCTCCACCGCCTGACTCGTCTGGATGAACATGTCCACGGCGGGGTTGGGCATCGGCATCCCCGTCATCGGGTCGATCTGCTGGGCGTCGGGCATGATCCCGAGCATCTGCGGAGCGATGACCGGGAACTTGCGTGGCGTGCAGGTACGGACGGGGTTGCGGTTGTAGAGCACCGCCCCCAGCAGCTTCACGGCCTCGAACACGCGATTGACGACGATTCTGAAGGCAGGGGCCGGGGCTGGCCTGCTCATCAGGCTCTGCCCCTTGTTGCTGTTCTCGAAGAACCAGCGTGCCCCGCCATCGAAGAAATACATGCCTTCGCGGGCGTCTGCGTCGAAGGCAGACTTGGCACGCTTGGCGGATGCAATCTTCTTCAGCCACATGGCGGCAATGGGCCGCAGAGGGGAATCCGGCGGAAGGCTCGACTGCTTGGGCGTAGGGTCAATGCCCTTGTCAGAAAGGTCGCCGATCTCGTCCATCCGAATACTCCTCTATCCCCTTTGTGGGGTCAGTCCTTGTTTTTGCTGCCTTGGCGGGCGAGCAGTGCCACGATCTGCGGCAGCAGCCCACCCATCTTTCGCAGCAGGTCAGTCTCGGGATGGAACGACCAGCAGCCCCACTGACGCCACGAGGCGTTCTCTTGGAGGCCGGGATCATCGGCGTGGCGAACGCTCGTCTTCTCGATCCAGCCGAAGGACTCTGAGAAGGTGAGCACGCAGACGGTCTTCGAGCCGGGGCGTCGGGAAACCCAGCCCAGCTGCGGCTCTTGAAGGTTCAGCGGGTTGTCATACCAGAGAACCTTGTCGCCCAGCGCCACCTCGGGTGGTGTGAAGTCAGACCCACTCTGCGATGCCATTCGCTCCCTCCATTTCCTGTGAAGACATGTCCGACTGAGGGCCGAGGTACACGAAGTTGCTCGGCGGTCGGCCGCGGTTCTTCCGCTCCATGTAGCGAATTATCCACTCAGGGGTCTGTATTTCCTCGTCTTGTTTTTTGCGCGCCACGAACTTCGGCTCCGCAGCGACGAGGTACTCCATGCACTGGCATGCATGCACTTCGCCTTTGGTGTTCGGCTCATCGGAGACGATTGCGATGCCGTTCACGAACTGCGTCTTCTTCCTATACCTCTTGAGTTCCCTCTCCAGATTCGGACAGGAGTCGCGGAGTACTCTTAAACGCGGCGTGCCCGTCGGGCGGATGTGCATGGCAGTTCGCACGGCACTGGTGCGGGATTGGATGTCGTCGCATCCCGCCATGAACCCGGCCCCCGTCGTCAGAGAGCGGACGTTCTGTTTGCGTAGCTCCACCATGTACTGCTCGACCACCTGACGGCCCGATCCGATGTCGCGGAGCCGACCACCACGCATGTCGATGATCCACTGATAGAAGGTCTGCCCCCGCACCTTCTCGGCGAACTTCTCCCCGAAGAGGGTGGCGTTCGCCTGCCGGATGTAAAGCTCGTCATAGATGAGGAGCATCGAATTGTCGGGCGGCACGGCCATGAACAGCACCGCGGTGACGGCGTGGCCGGGATCGATGGCGGCGTAGCGTGTCCACTCCTCCGGTATCGAAGCTCCGTTCGGGAGTTCGTTCCGGTACATCCCGTGCACCGACATGGAGAAGCTGGGGTAGACGAGCACCGAGTCGGTGATGAACTCGCCCTCGGCACGCATCCGCAGCACGTCCTCGCCCTGTGCCGCCCACCGCTGGATCATCTTCTCCTTCTCGGAGTTGTCGATCCAAGCGTTGTCGAGAAAGCGGAGCGTGAACTTCCTGATGGAGGGATTCGGGTCGCCCGACTCTTCGGCCCGGTCGGCACGCTCGGACAGGCCGAGGAGCGACTCCGACTTGGAATGTGGCATAGCCGACCAGCACAGCACACCCTTGCGATCCGCAAGTCGGGCCTGCGCTTCGGGGAGGATTTGGTCGTTCCCAACGTCCTCGTCTAGGTGGATACGGTCGGCAGAATATCCCTGCGCAGGCTCTCCCTCAGCAGAAAAGAACTGAATCCGCCATCCATTGTGCAGTTCGATGTTGTTGCAGTAGTTGGCCGACTTCAGCACCCAGCTGATCGACTTGATCATCCGCGGCGGGATGAGCGGCGGGGCGGGCTTCGCGAGGTGCGAGCGAGCCGAGTCGGTGGATGGGTCATAGGCCCGCCACTGATTGGTCTTCTCGTCCCGAATGATCTTGAAGGCTCCCGCACGCAGGAGGTACGGCACACAGACGAGTCCGATGTGTGTCCAGTTCCTGCCGATGATGACGAGCACGCCGTCCTTCTCGGGATATTTCTTGTACGGGTCTTGGCCCGTGACGGCACGAGCGTCCTCCACGAACGTGCACAAGCTCTTGCCGCTTCGGTTGCCTCCGATGACGAGCACTTCGGAGGCCGTGCAGGCGTGAACCTGATCCTGCAACTTCGAGGGCCGGTAGAGCTTGAGAGCCTCGATCCGCCGCTCGTGAAGCTCGGACTGTAGCTCGCGCAGCCTCTCCTTGGCGTAGTTACTCGTTACCGGGATGTTCGGCAAGGGCTGCAATGTCCACCTCCATGCGGGGCACGCCCGGCAGCTGGCGAGCGGGCATGTACTGCTCCACCGCCTGCTGGAGTCGGGCGTCCAGTTCGGCGTTAAGCTCCTCCTCAGACCAGAACGTAAGCGGCTTCTTCGACCCACCCTGATCGGCGTTGGTCGTCACCAGACGAGTGATCATCTCCATGATCTTCGTCCGCTGCGGGCTGCCGGGCTTCGAGTCGAAGTAGTTCTTCATCAGCAGGTTCGAGAACCCATTGACGCCACCGAAGCAGTGCATCACCTGCTCCAGCAGTTCCGCCGAGTGCGGGATGTCTGTGCCGCCACGCCGGGCAGCCTTCAGCATCTCATCGACCGCAGCGTTCTCCAGCTGCTGCATCTTGCGGGCACGGTGCTCCGCCTTGGCGTCGGCTTTTCTGCGACGAATCTTGACCACGCACGACAGGCACTTCTGCCGCCGCTTCTTGTGGACGGGGAAGTTCAGCGGGGTGTCTTCCCGCTGCTCGCCACAGTCTTCACATGTCTTGTCGGCCATTGCTCCTCCTGAGCAAGAAACCGTACCGGAGAGCGTCCTCCCCGGTACGGCCCCGAGCGACCGGCACGAGCCGGTCTATTAGCGCCTTCTTCCGTATCCGTACTGCTGTTGCTGCTGCGGCAGGTTCTGGGTCAGGCCCGCCAGCGGCGAGCCGCTGTAGCCGCCACCGCCGATCTTGTTCCCGTTCGCATCGTTGATGGTGAACCCGTTGGCACCGCCCCCGGCGGAATCGCCGTTCGTCCACGGGTTGCCGGGGATGCTGTTGATGCCGCGGGCAATCGCCTCGACCCCCTGCCGCTGGGCGTCGGCCGTGTAGCGGTCGGTGTCGTGGCCGTAGAACTTCTCCTCCATGGCGGCGTTCTGGAGGTTTCGCTCGTGCTGCATCTGGCGACCAGCTGCCCAAGCGTTCTCCATGTCCTGCCCCTGAGCCAGCTCTCGGTTGGCATTCGCCGCGGCGTCCCACAGAGGACTGTTGCCAGCGAAGGCGGCGTTCTGCGCACCAGTAAAGCCGCCGCCGAAGCCGCCGCTGCTGCGGGCCGCTTGGTCACGCGAAGCTGCCATCTGGGCCGCGTGGGCCGCGTCAGCTTTGGCGTGGTTCATGCCACGCATCTGCTGCGACTTGGCCCACCAATCCTGCTCAAGGTCTTGATTCACATACCCCATGGTCAGTCTCCCTTTCGTGGTGCACCGAGAAGTCTCTGCGGATCGTAGAAGGTGACCCCCGTGTCGCCGCCCGCGGAGGAGGACTGAGAGGACTCAGAGCGGGCCACGCGGGCAGCTGGGAGCACCTCTTGGTCGGGGAGGTTGTATCCGCCCTTGTACGCAGACAGATACCGTTGCAGCTGGCCGATCCGCTTGCCGGTTGCCAGAGCACTCATCGGGTCGTTCATCAGTGCTTGACTGTGAGCGGCCTGCATGGACTGCAACTCGCTGCCGTACTTGTGGGCGAGGTCGGCCCCCGAATGATCGTAGGCAACAGAGCTAGAGCTATCCGACTTGCTCGAATAGCCCGTCTCGTGCTTGGCTAGGTCTTTCCAAGGATCGATGTTCATTGCGTGTCCTAATAAAAACGGGCGGCGGGGCGACCTCCTGTCATCCCGCCGCCCGCCAGATCAGCATGGAGCCGACTCGTTACTTCGCGACCGCCTTCGCGGCGGCGTCGTTGGCCTTACGCAGACTGACAGCACGAAGCTCCAGCTTGCGAGCCTTGAATCGCCGGTAGGCCGAAGCCTTCTCGACGCGAGCCTCACGCTTGATGGCGTGAACCTGCTTGCCGAGTTCAGCGGCGTTCTTCGCATCCTCAGCCGCGATGGCCGTGGCAGCGAACGAGACGATCAGGGCGGACAGTAGAAACTTCATGTTGTTACCTTACGGGATGGTGGGGGTCGTGGTGTCGGTCGTGGCGTCGGCCGAGTCTTCCTCGACCACGTCCACCACTTCGGGCACTTCGGTGCCGTCCTTGCCCGTCACCATACGCGGTGACGAGGTGCCCTTCACGAGCAGGCTGACGCGAGTGCCGAGGGGCTGCTGCGTCGGGCCGTCGATCACGAGCCAGTAGACTTCGCCGTCGGGGCAGCCAGCGGCGGGGAGGTACTCGTCCACCACGCCGTCGAAGCCCTTGACCACCTGCTTCGTGCCGGGGAGAACCGCCGCGCCGGTCGTGTTGCGGACGGCCACGCAGGTCACGATCTCATTGCTGAGAACGGCACCCGTCTTGGCGTGCACGTCGGTGAACTGCTTCTTGGTGCCGACCTGCGAGGCACCCGTGACGGTCGGATCGGTCTTCTCGATGGGGTGCACCCACAGAGCGCCGAGCACCTGACCGCGACCGAAACCGGGATCGAACGTGTAGGACATCGAACTGTTCCTTGGGGAAGGGGAGTGGTTGGGTTACTTCGCCGCCACGAGCTTGAAAAAATTCCTCGGACTGACGAAGCGGAGGTTGGCGAGGACGTTGGCGTTGTACTCGTAAGCTTGGTTGTGGTGGTTGTAGTACGGCCCCTCGGCGGTGATCAGCTGCGACTCCATGCAGTGGAGGTACATGTTGCCGACGCTGAGGCCGTAGCCGCAGCCCGTGGGCACGGCGTATTCCGTCGAGATTTCGACGCCGTCCTGCTCGAACACGTCGCTGAAGCCGTAGGACTTCAGGCCGTTCGTGCGGGTGACGAGCGTGCGTTCCTTCGAGTCGAGGCGGTTCATGTAGTCGATGTACATGCGCCGATCCACGATCACGAGATCGACGGCCGATTCCTTGGAATCATTTCTTTTCGTTTGGTGAATCGCCTCACGCACCGCCTCGACGCACTGATCCTTCCACGTCGGAGTCGCACCCTTGAAGAAGGTGCTGTTGTACGCGCAGATCACCGGGGTGTAGTAGTCATACTCCGGGTCGCACGCGACGTTGGGCCAGCTGCCCTTCTCCAGCTGCGAGCCAGCCTCGGCACCGAGTTCGGTGCTCAGACCGGCGTAGCTGTCCTTCGCCCAGCAGAACGGATCGGCAGCGTTGTAGGCACGCTTCGCACCCGTGTCCACGTTGACGGTGCCGTCATACGCGAACATGGAGTCGAGCCCTTGGAATCGAAGCTCGTTGCCCGGCGCATCGCCGTCAACGTAGACCTCGCGGGCGAGGTGCTGCTCGACCGACTCCTGAAGACGCGAGGCCATCTTGCCTGCGACGTTGATCAGCGCCTGCTGGCCGCGGTTCTCCAGCATCTCCCGGCGCAGAATCGCGTCGGTGCATTGATACCCACGCCAATCGAGCTTCGCCGTCTTCCACAGGTTCTGGCGCGAGTAGACCCGAGGAGTCTCGCCGTTGTTGCCCGACACGGGCTGATTGCGGAAGCGAACTTCCCACGAAAAGCCGCGACCCGACTGATTGGTGAGCACGTTGCCGGAACCTTCGAGCGAGGCGAAGATGCGGAACTTGCGAAGCACCGCAATTTCTTCTTGGCGCAGGTGGTTTGTCAGCGTTGTGCCAATCGCCCTTGCCCAATCAGTCGCGCTCGCCATGTGCTTATCCTTTTCGTGTTGTGGCTGTCGTTAACCGATCAGCCCGTCTTCCGAAAGCGTGGAGCGAAGGTGCTCCGCAAAACTCATCCCCTTGCGTCCTGCTTCGGGGCTATTCGTTGTCACACCTGCACGGTTTGCTGTCCGCGATGCAGCACGTCGCAGGTATTCCATGTTCGCTTCTGCCTGACTCTGCTGCGGCTGTGGTGTCGGCTGCGGAGCAGTCGGGATCACACCCTGCGGGGCGGCGGACAGTTGCTGTTGGAACGCCTGACGTTGTGCTTGCACCACCTGAGCCTGTTGAACCTGCTGAAGAAGGTCACGCTCGACCATCTTCAAGGCGAAGTCCCATCGGGCCTCCGGTGTGGAGATGCCCATGGCCTTTGCCTGTTCGATATAGGTTCTGGCAGCCTCGCCCTCTTTTGATACATTTCCGTTTTTGTCGTACAGCCAATCTTTGTTGGACTGCTCCAGAGTCTGGACATACTGCTGGCGTCCAGCCTCCTCCAAACGCTCCTGCACAATCTGCTGTGCCTGCTCGGATGCGTACTTGGAAAGAAGGGGGGCGAGTGCCTCTTCCGGGTTCGACAGGAAGCGATCAGCGAAGTCCTGCTTGTACTGAAAGAACTCGGTGATCGCGTGCTTCGCGTCGAGCGGAGCGTCGGGGCTGATCGTGTCGCGGCCGTTCTCGTCCTTGACGATGTAACGCTTGTAGGCGTCACGCAGCTGCGGCGGATTCCAGAAGGGGTTCTCCTTCGGGGCCGGGGCCGCAGTCGGCGGGGCTACGGTTGCCTGCTGCTGGGCCGCTCGCCACTTGTCGAACTCGGGTCGGTGCTGGAGGTACTCTTGGGCGTAGGGAAGGATTTGCTGGTACTGGGCGAGAGCGTGTGTGCTTTGCTTCTCTCGTTCGAGAGACTGATAGAGCCGCTGTGCAATAGCTCTCTCGTCCGCCCCCTTGAAGTCAGGCAGAGACTTAAAAGCATCCCAGACCGTGGGCTGCGGGGCAGCTGGTGCCTGCTCCTGCACTGGCGCATCGGCCACCTCCGACTGAGCTTCAGTCTCTGGGGCTTCCTGCTCGGGGGAGTCGTTCTCGGGGATTTCGTCCAGAACTTCTTCGTCAGACATGGTTAGACCTCGCTCGGGTTAAGGTGCCATCGCTAGGCGTGCGTTTGCCACTGCAAGGGAAGCCTCTTCGATGGTCGGGTAGCAGCCGAGGTGGCGTCGGGCTGGCGTGTACACCTTCGCCTGCCACGGCCGAGTCTTGGCGTGCGGCATGCGGACGACGCCCGGCGGATGCTCGCCACGCATGTGGCCTCGGTTTCTGTTGGAGAGAGAGTGGTCGGCGGGCCTTAGATTTTCGAGGCGACAGTCGTGCCGAATGCGGTTGATGTGGTCGATGATGGGCGGGCAATCACCGTGCTTCAGTAGCCACACGAAGCGATGCAGCATCACCATTCGGCGCTTTGCGCCCAGCTTTATCGACGCCGCCAGATACCGGCCATCGCTGACCGGCACCCAGCTGTGCTTCGATACCGCCTCCGCGAACTCCTCGTCCACGAAGAACATGGGAGCGATCTTTCCCCAGCGAGTGGGTCGGCCGATCATTTGAATTGCTGCGTCCCGTATGGTTCATTGCGGGACGACATCACCACGCCTACTCCGATCTGCGTATATCGGGCGTTGAGGATGTTCGCTCGATGGCCGGGCGAGTTCATCCATGCCTTCATTTGCGCCTCGGGCGACTTGTAGTTGTAGATGACGTTCTCGCCCATCCCCGGCCACCCGGAGTGGTACATCCGCCCCTGCCTCGCCTGCACCCCCGACCACTTGCGGGCCGAGTTCATCAGGTCGAGCGTCACCTTCAGTGGACGCAGGCCACGCTGGGCTCGCTCGGCGTTGGTCAGGTCAACGACCCGGTACTCCCACTCCGAACCCACATAGACGCGACGGCAGGTATTGCCGTTGCACTCGGTTCGGATGAGACGGTTTTCCGCTTTCGCGAAACCGGAAAGAAACAGAAACAGGGCGGCGACTAGAGTCAGTCGCATGGGGCACCTCATAGGCTCGGGGTTGAGGGTCTACAGGGCTTATGGCATGCATCCGACAAAAACAGCCATAACCCCCACAGAGGAACCCACAAGAATGTCCGAGCAGCTTCGACCGTACCTGCTGGAAGTAGTCGGCAGGCACCTCCCCAGTGCAGATGCAGAAGCCACTGCTGATGCCCTTCTGAACTATGACCCCGACAACCCCGAGCACGTCGCCATCGTCAACCAGCTGGACGAGGCCATCCCCGCCGCTGCGGCTAACCATGCACCGGGCATATCGCCGTCCGAGCGTGCTGCACTCGAAGACGAGACAGGCAGCAGCTTGTATGCACTCGGCCCCGGAGATCGTCAGGTCTACGCCGCACTCCGAGACTCCAACCTGCTGAACGCGGTGGTCGGTCGGAAGCCAGCCGACCCGACCCTGTTCAGGAACGGGCTGAACTACGCCGTCGATGGCGAGTACAACCCCGTGTCGGAGTCCTATGCGGAGGGGCCCAATCAGGGCGTGATGCACCGCTTCGCCCCCGGCAGCCCGCAGGCCAAGCAAGCCCGCGAGCACAACCGACGGTGGCTGCTCGACAACGCCGTGAAGTACTACGAGCGGGGCGTGGAAGACCCGACGGCACACTCCAGCATCTCGGGTGCCCACTATCCCCAGCATGCCCTCCATGTAGAGAACGCATCCCGGCTGGGCGACACGGCCCTCGGATCGGCGTTCTCCTACTTCGGGACTTTGTGGGGAGACGCCAGCCGCCGGGCCCAGCGCACCGACGAGCCCGACCTGCTGGCCGACAATCAGCACAGCGATGCTGGCGAGTTCAGCATGATCCCCGGCGCGGCGAGCGTGGCGAATGCGATCTACAAGGGCGGAAAGAACCTGCTCTCGTCACTGTCCGATTCTTCCGAACACGAGTGGGCGAAGCTCGACCACAACCGGGCCAGCCCGCCGGTGCCAGACGGGATGACCGCCGAGCAGCGGCAGGCGTTCATCCAGCAGCGGGCCGATGCCATCGACAAGTCGAAGCCACCGACCATCCAGCAGTACGGTGCCTCGAAGGGGATCGCCTATTCCCCAGCTGGGGCGTGGATGCAGGACATCACCCACGACTTCCTCGATCCGTTCACCATGCTGAGTGGGACGGCCATCGTGAAGGGGTCTGGCGGAGTACTCAAGAACCTTGGGTCTGCCGCGGTCAAAGAAGCTGGCGACGAGTTGAGCAGCCCGATGAACTACGCCGCGGCACTGACCGCCCCGTTCAACGAAGGGGCAGCTGCGTTCGCGGTTCCCGAAAAGGGAACAATCCCGGCCACCGCGAAGGAAGATTACTCCCGCCAGCAGCGTGAGATCGCCGACAACATCAAGTCTCTTCGGTCGATGCGGGAGCAGTCTTCTCGATAACCGGCGGGTCGGGCAGGTAACGCCAGTGGCTCACGTCGTTCGGCAGCAGTCCACGCCTGCCGATCCAGATGAACCCGTCGAGGTGGTTCGTGAAGAACATGCACTGGCGGCTCTGGTCGGGGAGGGCATCCTCCCGGCTGATCCAGCCAGATGACTTGATATTGTCGAGCAGCTGGGCCTTCATGTCGCAATCCACCCGCAGGCAGTGATTCTCGACCCGCATGCGGTGAAGCTCCGCCTCAAGCTCGCTGATCCGCTCGGTGTATTGACGGTCACTCATCTCCGCCTCCATGCGTAGATGTAGATGGGGCCATTCTCACCGACATAGGCGGAGAGAGTGTTGAAATCCAAGTA